CCTCGTCCTCGTCATCTATTTCGCATAACCTTTCTAAATGCTTGTAATGCTCGTATGCCTTTTGCAATGCTTCAAATTTTTTCAGTTTCTTTGGATCCGGTTGTAGTATGGCCATTCTCTTTTCCATGGTATCCATGAATGTCTTTAGGCTCCTACCGCCTATCTTGATATCACCCTCTTCAGGAACCGAAATATCACTTCCCCAATTTCCATACGAGTATTCATCTGTGTCCGAAATGCTGGAAGTATCTATTGTGAATGTTCCATTTGAAATTTGATCATCTATATCAATACTAGGCATAGTGACAGTGCTGGTAGTTGCAGCACCGCCACTGTATGTGTAACTTGGATCAAGCGTTATTGTATATTGCTTGTCGTCATTGCTCATTATGCACCCATTTTTTCTGCTTTGCGTGCATTCTTGGTTTCAGTAATTTCGTTACGTCTTGCCTTAATTGCTTTGGCCATTTCCTGTAGAGCCTTTCTAGCTCTAGTTCCGGCAGCACCGTTACCACTTTCAAACTTTTCATTCTCTTCAAGAAATGCAGCCATTGCTGCTTGGATTGCTTGTGTTGTTTCTGACATTTTTTTATTCTCCAAATAATATGAACCTTTATGTTCATTAAGTATATAAGCCTAGAACGCAGAAGTCAACCACAAGAGTGGTTAAATACGTATATAATGACTCAAAAAGTTTCCGAAATAACAACAGTTCACCTAGAACTTACTGATAAATGTCAAGCACAATGTCCAATGTGTGCTAGAAATTATCACGGAGGTCCTACAAGACCCTTTATAAAAAACGGAGATATTAGTATTGAACAGTTTAAAAATTGGTTTCCAAAATCATTTTTAAAAAGACTTAAGAATTTTTACAGTTGTGGAAACTATGGGGATCCAGCATTTGCTCGTGACTGTTTAGAAATTTATTCTTATGTAAGGGAAGTCAATCCTACAACAAGGTTAGCGATTCACACAAACGGAGGAATGAGAAATACTGATTGGTGGAAGAGCCTTGCCTATGCCATTGGCACTGTTAGTAACAGTGAAGTGATATTTGCAGTTGACGGTTTTAAAGGCAAGCATGAAATTTATAGAAAGAATACTAATTTTGATAAGGTCATAGAAAACATGAAGGCATACATCGAAGCAGGAGGCGTTGCTAGGGTGGATAGCCTTGTGTTCAAGCATAATGAAAATGAAGTTGAAGATCTTGAAAAGTTTTTGCTTGGATTAGGAGTCCACTCGGTAAATTTTATTAGCACTACCAGATTCTATGAGATGGATAAATTTAAAGTTGTTAATAATAACTTACAAACCGAATATTATCTTGAACCCACTACTAGAAGAGAATTTATCAAGAAACCAAATGCACAACTAACAGACCTGCTAGATTTAGATTATAGAAAAATAGTTTTTAAAAATGCCAACATAAAACCTAAGTGTGTAATTGAACAATCTATATACGTTGATCCTTATGGTAACATTACTCCTTGTTGTTACATAGGAAGTGATTATTTAGAACAACCTATTGAGGAAACCCTGCCAATTCACATACTGAGAAATCAAAGTGTAATAAACACAAAGCAGGTCATGGAAGATCTTGGTGTTTATAAATGTCAGTCAGGAATACTCGAAACTGATCAATACCTATTTACTGGCCTAGACAAATATTGGCAAGGCGAAAATAAATGCATGACCTGTGTCAAAGCATGTTCAAATGCTATAGTGGAGAGAAAATGAGACCCTTTACACTTATACCGTTTGATAACATAAAAAAGTTTGGACAACATACTATGTTAAATCGTCCGCTGTTCAACGTGAGTTGGATCCTGGGAAGGTTCTGTAACTACAAGTGTTCCTACTGTTGGCCTTATGCAAACACGGACAAACCCGATCATCAGAACCTGGAAGTTTATAAAAACACGATAGATGAAATTAAGCGTCAGGCGAGAGAAAATGGATTCACAGAATTCCATTTCAGTTTTAGTGGTGGCGAGCCTACTGCTTACAAACACTTTGGGGAACTCGTAGAGTATTACTGTAGTGATACAGAAGCACCTTACCAAAGCATACACTTAACCACAAATCTATCTCCAGGTGAAAAATGGTGGGCAAGATTTATAGATAACACTAGACACCTAACACGTCGTAGCATCACTGCAAGTTATCATGCAGAGTTTGCAAACGAAAAAGACTTTGGGGATAGATGCATACAGCTCATGGAAGGAGGAGTATTTGTTACAATCAATCAAGTTATGGTTCCTGAACACTTTGAAGAATATTATGAACGTTGTAATAGATTCGCAGACAAAGGAATTAACGTCACTCTTAAACCGCAGTCCGACCCTACCGCGTCTAGAATAGTTGACGGTTACACGGATAAACAAATTGATCAATTGCAAACCGGTTTTCCACAAAATTTTAAAGGACAGGAAGTTTTACAAATTTATTTAGAAGATCCCAAAGGTAATAACTATATGTTAGATCAAGCAGAAAGGTTTAACGCTTTTGGGTTTAATAAATTTGTAGATTGGAATTGTAATGCAGGATATCAAAGTTGTATAATTAGAGGCAACGAAGTCAAGAGAGCATATAGTTGTCATGACGACATATTAGGAAACTTAGATAAAGGATTTAAACTTTTTAATGGGCCTAGAAAATGCATAACACCAACCTGTGTTAGTAGTGCAGATAGTAAAATACCAAAGGTAAAACTATGAAAATTGATATACAGGATGTAAAATTTTGGATGGATGCAATTCGTAATAGCGAAGATAGAGATCGAACACTTGAGAGTTTCTGGGATGGTCAGTTAAAAAGCAAATCTTGGCTTATTGAAAATCTAGAAAAAAATTCTAGAATTGCAAATGCAAATGTTGTTATACATGGAGGTTGGAATGGAGTTCTAGCCAGCATGCTTTTCAATAGTAATATCGGTATTAAAAAAATTATCAGCATCGACATAGATCCATCCTGCGAGGAAATTGCTAGAACAATAAACAAGCGCCAAGAGATCGAAGGAAAATTTATTGCTGTTACTGCTGACATGTCAGAATACGAATATAATGGAATACCAGACATTGTTATTAATACAAGTTGTGAACATTTATTTCAACCAACTTACAATAAATGGTTTAAAAATATTCCTAAAAGTGCAAAAATTGTTCTACAGAGTAACAACTATTACGAGTTAGACGAGCATGTAAACTGTAGCAACAGTTTAGAAGAATTTATCAACAAATCTAAACTAACAGATATAATGATCAAGGATCAATTAGAATTACCTAAATATAAACGCTTTATGATAATAGGAGGCAAATAATGGTTTGGTGTCCCCTACCATGGAGCCATCTAGGTGTGAAAAATAATGGAACATTAAGAATGTGTTCTCATAGTCAGAGTGCCGGAACAGGGAATACTGTTTTACATCATAATAATAGATCACTATCAATAGAAGACCTCGATAGTATTGATGTATTAAACTGTGATACTCTTAAACAGGTAAGACTTGATTTTATGAAAGGTCAATTTCCTGAACAATGTAAAAGATGCCAAATAGAAAAATCATCTGGTAATCGCAGTAGAGACGAATGGGAAACAATCAAGCATAGAGATATACTAACTAAAGATCAAGCAATTAAAAATACTCTACCTGACGGAACAATTAACGATCCTAAAATACTTAGTTTAGATTTAAGAGTAGGGAATCAGTGTAATTTAAGATGCACCATGTGTTTTCCAGGAGAAGCAACAAAGTGGTATAAGGATTATGAAGAAATCACTCAAGAAAAAACATTTTGGGTTGATGGTAAGGAATACGACCTTAATATAAAAAATGCAGATTTTGATTGGGTTAGATCCGAACAGAAAGTAAACAGTTTGGTCAATCATGCTCAATACATAGATAAAATTAAATTTGGTGGTGGTGAACCATTGTTAATTAAACACTGCACAGAACTTGTAAAAAGATTAGCAGATGCAGGACATGCACATCATATTGAAATAGAATATTCGAGCAACTTAACTGTATTTCCTGATGAACTATGGGAAGTATGGAAACAGTTTAAAGAAGTAAAGATATGCTGTAGTCTTGATGCACACGGAGAAGCCAACGAGGCAATTAGATATCCTAGTAAGTGGGAAAAGGTGGAACAGAGTCTTAACATGCTAGATGAAACTCCGGATAATATTACAGTTTTTACCAGTAGCACAATTTCAATGCTTAGTTATGAACACTGGGCAGACTTGCTCTTATGGTTAGATAGCAAAAAATTTAAGAAGATTAATAGCCAGGCTTATAATTTTAGTGCAAGTCATCCTGTATATAATCCTAAGTATTTAAATATTGCAATACTAGAAGATAGAGATTTCAACGCAATCACTAATTCTATGAAGAAAAAAATAATGAATTCTACTTCCAATCAAAAGAATGCCATGATAAGCAAGATAGATTTTTATGAAAACTTCTATCATCAAATGCAGATAAACAACGGAGTAAATATTTTTAGAAAACAGTTTGCAGAAAGATTTTATAGATTTGCAAAAAATCAAAATCAGGATTGGCACAATATATTTCCATTCATGAGTTTGATTGCGGACAAATGGGGAAGTAATGGAATATAAAGCTCACTTACTAGAAACAACCAGACCTAGTAATCTTACTGATAAAAAAATATTAGAAGAGATACAATTAGTTTTAAAAGGCGGAATGGATCATGACATTAGTGATCGGGTGTATCAAGACTTTAAAGATGAAATGGAAGAATACGTTTTTAACAGTAAGTTAAACAACTTTTCAGGACACAAAAATTTTTATAGAAAAGATATTATAGTAGGTTGCACACAGTTTATAGATAACCTCTATATGCAAGGAGATATTCAAGCCTTTGCCGACGACTATAGATATCATACAAGATTAGATAATAAAAATCTAATTAAAGATTATAAAGATTTAAAATACGATACTCCATTAATCTTAAGTCTTCCATATCCAAGATTAGGAGATCAAAGATCAGACATGCAAGAAATTTTAGACGAAGCACTTAATCGCAATATTCCGGTTCATATTGACGGAGCCTGGATTACCTGTAGTAAAGATATAAATTTTGATTTTGATCATCCTGCCATATATAGTTTCGGAATCAGTCTTAGCAAAGGTTTAGGTCTAGGATGGAATAGAGTCGGAGTTCGTTGGCATCGTTATGAGCATGTAAAAGACAGCATTAGTATCATGAATGACTTTAGAATGAATTTACGTGCAGTTGTAAAAATTGGTTTACATTTTATAAGAAAATTTCCTACAGATTATTTGTGGAACACGCATAGTAACAGATATAAAAAAGTTTGCCGTGATTTTAATCTCATTGAAACAAACAGCATACATATTGCTATGCTAAATGACGATCCTGTTGGAGTGTCAAAATTAATTAACTATTTGGAAGAACATGAAGGGTAAGAAAAGTTGCACATTTTGTATGCATCCTTTTACAGGATTAGCAACCAGAGAAGACGGAGCCATTCTAGCGTGCTGTCGTAGCCACCCCATTGGAAATATAGACGACAACAGTCTTGAAGAGATCTGGAATAACAATACCATGAAGAGAATTAGAAGACAGGTCCTTAACGATGAAAGACCTGCGGAATGTGAACCTTGTTTTACATTAGAAGATCAAGGCGTAAGAAGCATGCGCCAACGTCACATAACAGGTGAAATTCCCGAAGCAAGAATAAATCTTTATCCTAATGCTTTAGATAGTTTAAATGATGACTATTCTATGCCGTTTGAAATTCCAACTATGGAATTGAAACTTAATAATCTATGCAATCTCAAATGTAGAATGTGTCATCCATTAGATTCAACATCATGGAATGACTGGAACGAAGTTGAAAAATTTTACAAGAGAGATGACAATATTATTGCCAAACTGGTAGACGATTTAAATTTAAAGAAGAAGCCATATCTTGATCATTTTGAAGATAATCCTAATTGGTGGAAATCATTTGAAAAAACTATTCCTTATTTCAGGCGTGCAGAGTTTGCTGGCGGCGAACCTTTAATGGATCCTCAGCATTATCGTATATTAGATATGTTGGCTCCATATGGAGAAAATATAGAACTAAAATATGCAACTAATTTAACTACTCTTGGTATTAAGGGTGGAAGAAATATTTGGGACTATTGGCCTAAATTTAAAAGTGTTGCTGTTAATATTTCAATCGACGGTGTTGGCGAATCGTATGAATATATTCGAGGTAATGGAAAATGGCAAACCGTAGTTGATAATATAAGCCTTATAAAAGACATACCTAATATTTCTAGAATAGTTGGCGCTTGCACAGTTCAGGTTAGTAACATCATGGTGCTAGATAAAATCATGGAAACATTTCTAGATAAACTAGGCATTATATTTCATTCACATAGGGTGAGTTATCCGAGAGACTTGTCAGTGCAGGTTTTACCAGAACCATTAAAACAGATAGCAATTGATAGATTAGAAAAAAGCAAAGAAAAAGTTAAAG